GCAATTAGAACTTGCTATGGAGCGTGTCATCCAGACACAGGCTGTGTTGGCGCAGAAGTCTAAAGATTTCCAACCTATCCCTGGTCCCGTAACTGCTTTAACTAAAAAAGATATTGACGCTGCCAACAAATATAAGGGTTTGAATGTGGACTCTCTTGTGTCCACGGCAGAGAGTATTCGTTCTGGCATGATGCCTTCTGGCACTTCTCCTCGTTCATATGTTTTAGGTTCTGTAACAGCATCATTGTTGCAACCTGTTTTGTCTAAGAACTGGACTGCCACACAAACTGGTGGTAGACCAGCAACGGTTGAAGATACAGACCAGCGTGGCTTTAGCGAGGCTATTCAGGAGGCAATGCGAACAGGTCGTGCTACCACGCCTAGAGCATCAACACCCACTCCTACTTTAAGCAGCACCCCAGGTGCGGGCACTGGTGGCGGTGGTGCAGGTGGCAGAGGAAACACAGTTGTTTTTGATGGTAAAAGAGTTAAGGTTGGTAGCGAACAATGGAAGACCATTATTCAGGAAGAATTTGGTGGGCTTTGGGATGTCTACAATGAGAACCCTGATGTAAAGAAAGTTATTGACAAGGCTGTAAAAGAAGGTTGGTTTAATGATGAAACCAAACTTACTGCTTCGTTACAGTCAACTAACTGGTATCGCACGACAGAACAATCTGCACGTCAATACGCCATTCGTTTATCTTCTGACCCCGCAACAATAGAAGACGAAATTACAACAGAGGTAGAGAACCTTCGTGCTGGTTCTTTGGCAACTGGATTAACTCTTGACGACGGAACACTGCGTCGTATTGCAACAAACAAAATCAAGTTCGGTTGGTCCCCTCAGCAAACAACTAACGCTATTGGTTCTGAGGCTGTGGCATTGGCACAAACTGGTGGCGCACAAGGAATTACTGATTTGCGTCAAGGTTCTGTTGGTAGAAAACTTCGTGAGACTGCCAGACTTTATGCTCAGAAACCAGTTGATTCAGATATTGATACTTGGGTTGCTGACATTATGACTGGTAAAAAAACAGAAACGCAGTGGGAAGACTTCATGCGTAACTCTGCTAAGACTCAGTTCCGTTCTCTTGTGCCAGCGTTGGATAGGGGTGACACGGTTGAGGATGCGACCTATGCGTATAAGCAGCAGGCGTTGCAGACTCTTGGTGGGACTATTGACCCTTCCCAGATTGACTGGACTCAGGACAAGTGGAATAAGGCTTTGAACTTTAAGGACCCTAAGACGAATGAGAATCGTCAGATGGATTTGTGGGAGTGGAACAAGTATCTTCGTACGCTTCCTGAGTGGCAGGAAACGGATGACGCAAAACAAACCTACCGTAATGTAGCCTATTCGTTGGCTCAAGGATTTGGAAGGATGGCGTAATGGCTGCAAGAGATGAGGCACTAGCAATCCTGCGTGAATATGGTTTGGAATCTTTGATTACTCAAATTGACCAGGCTATTATTGACGAGCCTTCAGACTTCGTAGGTCCTTATGCTCGTGAGGCTGTATGGCGTTCCGTGCGTGGGACGGAACAATACAAGAAGCGTTTCAGAGGTCTTGAGTTGCGTAAAGCAAATAGCCGTATGCCTATTAATGAAGACCAGTATCTTCAGATTGAAAAAGAGTTTGAACAGGTTTTACGAAGCAACGGTATGCCTAAAGGGTTTTACGATACACAGGATGACTTCGCTAACTTCATCGGCAATGACGTACGAGCAGACGAACTCAACACCCGTATCAGCCAAGGTTACAGGGCTGTCATGGAGACAGAACCTGGTACTAAGGAAGAACTCAAACGACTGTATGCGTTAAACGATTCAGATATTGCAGCGTTCCTCATAGACCCAACCCGCTTCCAACAAACCGAAGCAGTCCGAAAAGCAGAAGCAGCAAGACGAGCAAACGCAGCACGAGAAGCAGGATTCCAAATCGGAGCAAGTCAAGCAGAAGAACTTGTCAACCGAGAAATTAGCCAGCGAGAAGCACAACGAGGATTCCAAGAACTCGGAGCAACCCAAGAACTATTCCAACCAATGCAAGCAGGCGAAGAACAAATCAGTGTTGAAGAACAAATCGCAGGCACATTCGGAACCAATGCTGCAGCAGCGCAACGCATCGCAACACGCCGACGCCAACGCCAAGCACGATTCGAAGCAGGTGGAGGACTAACAGAATCCCAGCAAGGAATCACAGGATTCCGCACAGTCGGAGAATAATGTGCTATAGTACAAAAGTCTAGACCGATGGTCGAAACCTGCGGGACATCCCCCGATACCGCAGAGTAACTAGGGGTGCAAAAATCAATATAAGTAGCCATCACAATCCTCCGTTGTGATGTGGACACTAAGGAGAGTGCCATATGTCAGAGTACGATTACGAAGACGAACAGTCTGAAACCGAAACCCGCAACCCAGTTCGGGCAAGGATGAAGGAACTGGAACAACGACTTGCCGAAGCCGAAAAGCGGGCGCAAGCAGCCGAAGGTGCAGCCCGTGAAGCAGCATTTATCAAGGCAGGGTTAGACCCCTCCAAGAAGATGCATCAATACTTCATGAAAGCATACGATGGCGAGTTGAACCCAGAAACCATCAGACAGATTGCTATGGACGCAGAAGTGATTAGCACCCCTAAATCAGATGTTAGCGAAGCCGAAGCCTGGAAGCGCACCACACAGGTCGCAGACGGAAGCGGAACAGCACAACCTCCGATTGACTGGAACAAGCGAATCAACGAAGCAACATCGCAAGCAGAAGTCGAAGCAATCCTGGCAGAAGCACGAGAATACCTCTAAAACTTCTATCCCAAAGGATTAAATAAAATGGCTGGAGAAACCACCACCTCCTCGCTGGCTGTAGACCAGACAGCGTTTGACCGCATTGCATATTTCGCTTTGCGTTCAGAACTGTTGTTTGACCAAGCAGCAGACGTAATGCCCACCGCACAATCAATGCCAGGTTCGGCTGTCACATTCACCATCTTTAGCGACCTTGCACCAGCAACGTCAACATTGAACGAAGTGACCGACGTTACCCCTGTAGCCTTGAGCGACAGCCAAGTGACAGTGACACTTGCTGAATACGGTAACGCAGTTGTTACCACCGCAAAACTTCGTGGAACTTCATTCCTCGATGTAGACTCCTCAGCAGCCAACATTGTTGGTTACAACGCTGGAGACTCCATTGACCGTGTTGTTCGTGACGTTCTTGCTGGCGGTTCAAACGTATCGTACGCAACAGGTGGCGCAACCACACCATCAAGCCGTACGACTGTACAGCCAGACGACGTGCTCACAGCATCTGACGTTCGTAAAGAAGTTGCTCGCCTTCGTGCAGCAAACGTCGCAACATTCAACGGAACCTACCTCTCGTTCATTCACCCTGACGTGTCGTACGACTTCCGTGCCGAAACAGACGCTGCTGGTTGGCGTACCCCTGCAAACAATGTGAACCCACAAGGTATCTACAACGGTGAAATCGGACAGTTTGAATCTGTTCGTTTCATTGAGACACCTCGTGGTCCTTTGTTCGCAAACGCATCGGACGGTTCAGGTTCTGCTGGAACTGTTGACGTGTACGGTACGCTCATCATGGGTCGTCAGGCTCTTGCCAAGGCACACTCCATCACTGATGGTAACGGCGCAACACCTAAGATTGTTCGTGGCAATGTCACCGACCTTCTCATGCGCTTGCAACCACTTGGTTGGTACTGGCTTGGTGGATACGGACGCTTCCGTGAGGCAAGCCTTCGTCGTATCGAGTCTGCTTCCAGCATCGGAGCAAACGCCTAAGCATAAACTGCTGACAGAAAGCCCCTCATCAGAAATGGTGGGGGGCTTCTGTTATTATTAGGGTATGGCTATATTCCGTCCACCAACAGATGACTTCGTGTACTGGACAGACATATACGACTTCAGTCCAGAGTCTCGCCTATTCGCACGGTTAAGGAATAGCCCTCGTGGACGTAACGTCTACAAACTGGTTGATGGTGGATACACCGAGAATCAGCCAGCAACTTTTGAAATGATAGAGAAAATATATTTAGGCGGTCATGACAATGTTTTGACTGCTGAGGAAGAAGCAGATTTGATTGCTGCAGGATATGGTGATTTCATTGAAACATAGTGAAGTGCATCCTGGTTTGGATGTTGAAGGTTGTTTTGGTTGCAAGGTTGCAGGGGTTCGTATGGGTATGAATACCACTACAACTCGTGGTCAGCGTGTGGCTGAGATTAACGGTACGGAGCGTGGCTGGCAGAAAGATATGCCAGCGTATAAGCGTCTTCGTCAGAATGGTTTGCAACCCCACAAGATTGATGGTTGTGCTGAGATTGAGAAGAAAGCGAAGCACGAGTGGCAGGTCGAAACAGGAATTATCTAGCACTTAAAGGGGCTGGTGTTTCTCATTATGGTTACGGCAGGATGTATCAATCCTTTCGTGAAGCGTTAGATTCTAAGGTTGAGATTTTAGATACTGCTTCTGTAGTGGTGGATATGTTGCAGCCTCATATGGTGAAGGGCTGGTATGAGGGGCAGTATCGTGTGCTGTTCACAATGTGGGAAACCGATGAACTGCCTGCTTCTATGTGGGAGTTGTTTCCACAGTACGACCAGATACTTGTACCATGCAAGCATAATCTTGAACTGTTCTCCAAATACCACGACAATGTTTCGTTTGTTCCGTTAGGTGTGGATGTAGACTTTTGGTTTAGACGCCCTAAGAAGCCTGGTAAGAAACCTTTTAGGTTTGTGGCTGGTGGTTCTAACTGGAGGCGTAAGGGGTTGGACGTAGTAGTTGAAGCGTTTAACCATATTGAGGGTGATGTAGAACTACACCTCAAATGCAAAAACGACATCGTTGGTGGCATACCCACAATCACAAACCCTAAAATTTTTATACACAACAAAGTTATGACACCCGAACAAGAACGAGAGTTCTACTGGGGAATGAATTGTTTCGTAGCGGTATCACGAGGAGAAGGATGGGGACTCATGCCACAACAAGCCATCCACTCAGGCATACCCACCATCATCTCAGACACCTCAGGACACAAAGAGTTCCTAGAGTACGCCACTGCCGTCATCCCTACCACCCCACAACCATCAGAAGAATCCATCCTGTACAACATCGGCAACTGGGACGAACCAGACCTAGACATCCTCATCCTGGAAATGCAGAAGATAGTAGACCAATGGTCTAAAACTCCTATACCTGAACCCACCCCATACACATGGGACAACGCAGCCAACGAACTGCTCAAAGCCATCCCTAAAGGCAAACCCTTGTCAAACCCTAAATGGGTATTAGCCGACGAAGCCACCGTCGCTGTTCAAGCCCTACGGAAAATAGATTCCTATATCGGACCGCACCATATAGTCATGGCTAAAGGTGAGGTTAGAGAAATACCTGTGAACGCTAAGAATGTTCTCCAAGAAAATGGTGCTATTATCCTGGTATGAAAGCAAAGCCGATTTGGGAAAAGAAAAACCCAAACAAGAAATCTAAGCCGTTGTCTGCAGAGCAGAAAGCAGCAGCAAAAGCACGAGCAAAGAAGGCTGGACGTCCCTACCCGAACATGGTAGATAACGCTTGGGCAGCACGGCAATGACCATCGAATATCGTGGTGAGAAGTTCGCTGGATACAACAAACCTAAGCGCACCCCTAACGCATCCAAGTCCCATGCTGTGCTCGCCAAGGAAGGCGACCAGGTAAAACTCATCAGGTTCGGACAGCAAGGCGTATCTGGTTCCCCTAAAAAAGCAGGCGAGTCTGAGGCTGACCGCAAACGCAGAGAGTCCTTCAAAGCCCGCCATGCAGCCAACATTAAAAAGGGTAAAATGTCTGCTGCCTATTGGAGTGACCGTGTAAAATGGTGAGACATGCTAAAGTGGTGAGATGACACGAAGCAGAGAACTCCCTGAAAATGTTTCTTTAATTGGCAAAAGAAAAACAAAATCAGGAAACGAAAAAAATTACTATTCAGTTACTTGTTTATTTTGTGGTAAATCTAGAAATATAACCAGACACGACCATGCAACACGGCTGGCTAAACACCGTTGTAAATCTTGTTCTAACAAAAATAATAACCCCCAGGGCGAGATGTATGGCATTAGGGTTTCATGGTTTAACAAATACAAAATAGGGGCAGTTCATCGTTCCCTCGAATGGGACATAACAATAGAAGATGTTGCACATATTCTGACAATACAAGCCTCAAAATGTGCCTTATCAGGTATATGGATTTCAACCCGTGGAGACCTAAATAAGATAACAGCCAGCATTGACAGAATAGACAACTCTAGGGGTTACACAAAAGACAACATTCAACTAATTCACAAAAAGATAAACATAATGAGGGGTACTCTGCCAGTAGAGGAATTTCTTAGTTTCTGTAAGAAAATAGCCTCTCACCAGAAGTGGTAGGTTGTGGTAGGATAACACCACTATGGCTGCACCTGCACGACAAGATTTAACTATCACACGAGGCGACACCGAAACCGTTGTTGCCGTTCTAGCCCAAGACGAATCTGGCACACCCATCAATATTACTGGGCGAACCTACACAAGCCAGTTGCGTTCCACCCAAGACTCGGCAATCATCGCAGCGTCTTTCACCTGCACGGTCACGGATGGGGCTGCAGGGGAAGTTACTTGTGTTATGTCTCCCACCGCATCAGCCGAACTGGACCCAGGTTATTTTTATTGGGACCTCCAGGAAAACGCTTCTGGTGTAATTACAACAGTGCTATCTGGTCAGGTAACTGTTCTTGCGGATGTCACACGATGAAGTCTTCTATTAAAGACCGATTCTGGAATAAAGTTCGTATTGATGTTGACGCTGACGGGTGTTATTTCTGGATTGGTTCATTAAATAATTATGGCTATGGAAATTTTTGGGATGGTAAATCCGTTGTTAAAGCCCATAGGTATTCTTTTTTTCTGCATAATGGTTTTTACCCTGGAGTGGTACGCCACACTTGTGATAACCCATGTTGCGTCAACCCTAGACACCTTTTGGCTGGCACGCAGGCAGAAAATATGCGTGACGCTGCAAACCGCAAGCGTACAAGATGCCAAAAAATAACGCATTGTCGTAAAGGTCATAAATACTCTGGTGATAATACGCTAATAAATATCAATGGCGAAAGAGTTTGTAGAGAATGTAACCGTGTTCGGGTTCTTTCTAATTACTACAAGCGCAAGCAACTCAATGTAACGAGGTAGCAATGGCTACTACCCGTGTAACTGTTGTTGTCACAACAGAACCAGTCACAGTTTATAGAACGAACAACACCTTCACGGTTGCTCTTGTAGACCCTACTATCCCGTTGGAGATAGGTACAAGAGTTCAAATCATTGGGACATCTAATGTTGGACCGCAAGGTGCGGTAGGTCCACAAGGTCCACAGGGTATTCAAGGCGTGACTGGACCCATCGGTCCTACTGGTCCTACGGGAGCGCAAGGCATCCAAGGTGTGACAGGTCCGACTGGTATTCAAGGACCTACTGGTCCCACTGGTGCTCAAGGTATTCAAGGTGTCACAGGACCGCAAGGTGTGACAGGACCTACTGGTTCTCAAGGACCAACAGGTCCGACTGGACCGCAAGGTATTCAAGGTGTTACTGGTCCTACTGGTCCTCAGGGAGAGACTGGACCTACTGGACCTAACGGATTAACAGGTCCTACTGGCAGTCAAGGACCTACTGGTACTCAGGGACCGCAAGGTATTCAAGGAGACACTGGACCTACAGGACCGCAAGGTATTCAGGGTCCTACTGGTCCAACAGGTTCTACTGGTCCTACGGGTCCCACTGGACCCACAGGTGCTACAGGACCTTTAGGACCTACAGGTGCGACAGGTGCAGCCTCCACAGTTACAGGACCAACTGGTCCTACAGGACCACAAGGACAGTCTTCAAGTTTCTATGAGTATCTAATTGATACCAATACCACATCAGGGAACCCTGGTACTGGTTTGTTGGCGTACAACAATGCAACACAGACATCTGCGACACAGTTACAAATAAACCATATTGACCAAGACGGTTTTGACATTGACTTGTTCTTGGCTATCTTAAAACCGAACGACACTATCTACATTCAGGACTCTGCGAACTCTGCAAATGTTCAAAGATTTGTTGTTTCAGGAACCGTAACGGACCATGTTAACTCTTGGATTGATGTTCCTGTTTCCTATGTTTCTTCTGGTGGCACTGGTGCTACTGGTTTTGCTGATGGTCTTGATGTTTTGCTTGTGATTGCAAACATCGGACCGACAGGACCGACTGGTGCGACAGGTCCTACTGGTGCTGCTTCTACTGTGACTGGTCCTACTGGTGCAACAGGAGACACTGGACCTACTGGACCTACTGGTGCTGTTGGGGCTACGGGTCCTATTGGACCTACTGGTGCAACGGGTGTTGACGGAGCGACAGGTCCAACTGGTGCTCAAGGTCCGACTGGTGCACAAGGTATTCAAGGTGTTCAAGGTAATGATGGTCCTACGGGTCCACAGGGTCCGACTGGTCCAACAGGAACAACTGGTCCGACTGGTTCTACTGGTCCGACAGGCACAGTAACCCCTGCTGGTTCTGTGCAAATGTATGCAGGTTCAACTATCCCTACTGGCTGGTTATCTTGTGACGGTACGGCAGTTAGCCGAACAACATACGCTGATTTGTTCACCGCTATCGGTGTCACTTTCGGTGCGGGTGATGGGTCTACTACGTTTAATTTGCCTGACACTCGTAGCCGTATGCCTATTGGTGCGGGTACTGGTACTGGTTTAACTAACCGTGCTTTAGGTACTGCTGGTGGTGGAGAGTCTAAGACGATTAACTCTGCTAACTTGCCGACACACCAACATGCTATTGACCATGACCATCCTGCTCCTTCTGCTGGTCCTCCTCCAACTTTTAATACGGGCACAGAGTCTGCTGACCATAGTCATAGTGGAGTAACTGGCGGTATTAATCAAAACCATGTTCATGCTATTGGTATTAGATTGTTTGGATATGCTGGTGGAGGGTTCTTAGCGTACGGTGCTGATGGTAGTTATTCTGCTCAATACAACAGCAATACCGTTTCATCTGGTCACGACCATAACTTTAGCACTGGCGGGCGCAGTGCTGCGCATAGCCATGCTGCAGACATAGCAGCATTTACAGGAACTAGCGGTAATGGTGGTTTTGCAAACAACCCACTAGATGTAACCAACCCGTTCCTTGCTTTCAACTTTATTATCAAGGTATAACAATGAAACTCCCATTAAAAAATACACCCATCCCAAAGTTTCCTTATGCTGTTGGCTCTGCCGAGACACCTGAAGAATTTTTACAAGCATTAAAATCTATTCGTGGATGGATGCTTGCCGAATCCGACTGGACACAAACACCTGATTCACCACTTGATGATGCAACAAAACTTGAGTGGCGTAATTGGAGACAAGCCATGCGTGACATAACGCAAGGTATGGATGCAGACAATATTCAAGAATGGATTGAGATTCCTAATCCACCTGTAAAGGGTCAGCCTTATGTTTGGCAGTTTTGGGAATACGACACATATCATGGAATTATGAAAGTTGTTACAGACATGACTGAAGAAAGTCAAGCAGTAATGACTTTCCAAGAACAACAAGCCGAACACGCACGACTCCACGAAATAGGTGAACACCATGTCCATTAATGAACCAGTAAAAAAACTACAAGTACCTAAAGAACTAAAGAAATACGGCAACGGAAAACTTCCATCATACGAACTCCAAGCCATCGCTGGTGGTGGAACAATGTGGGGGGTAGCAGCGTTCTGGTGGAACAACATGGCAGCCGAAGCAGCCACTGCAGGCATCACCATCAAAGGTGTGTCCGAAGGGTATCGTTCTTATGAGCGTCAAGAGCGTTTGTTTCTTGCACGGTACTCCAGCAAAGCAACAGGTCGGACCCCTGAAGTAACCCGCACCTGGAAACTACGCAAATGGTATCTCCGCAAAGGTGAATCACCATCAGCCACACCAGGCACATCCCCACACGGATGGGGTCTAGCCCAAGACATTGAAGTACCAAAAGAAACTTACAAGTGGATGTGTGCTAACGCTCCACGTTACGGTTTCTATCTACAAGGAACATCTAAACTAAAGAATGGTAAGCCGAACCCTGAGTTTGAGGCTTGGCATTGGCAGTTCTGCCACATCTAAAACTATCCGAAAGGGAAATCAATGCGTATCGCTGTCGCAACCATCGCCAAAAACGAAGAACAATTTGTAGAACGCTGGGCTATATCTTCTTTTGAGGCTGATTACCGGTTTATTTTAGACACGGGTTCAACTGACAAAACCGTTGAGGAAGCAACGCGATATGGTGTTGATTGCGCAAAAAAAGAGTTTAACCCTTGGCGGTTTGACCACGCCCGCAACCACGCCATGAGTCTCATCCCCGACGACATTGACTATGTGATATGGCTAGACATGGATGAAGTTCTACAACCAGGCTGGCGACAAGCCCTAGAATCCATCCCTGAAGGTGTGACCCGACCCCGCTATAAATACATCTGGTCATGGAACGAAGACGGCAGCGAAGGACTGACCTATGGTGGCGACAAAATCCACAGAAAACATGGCTACAAATGGAAACATCCAGTCCATGAGGTTCTTAAATACGAAGGGGTAGAAATCCAGCATTGGGTTGACGGTTTAGAAATCCATCATCATCCTGACCACACCAAATCCCGAAGCCAATACCTACCCCTACTGCAACTGGCGGTAGAAGAAGAACCAGATGATGACCGAAACCAGTTCTATCTTGCCCGTGAACTGTTCTTCCATAAAGACTATGAACTAGCCCAATATCATTTCGGTAAGCATTTAGAACTATCCCGTTGGAACCCTGAACGGGCAGCATCCCATAGATACATGGCAAAAATGCAGGAAGGCTTACAAGAAAACCATCTGTTCAAAGCCGTCGCTGAATGTCCTGACAGACGGGAAGCATGGGTTGAGTTAGCGTTGCTATACCATCAGCGTAATAACTGGGTTCGTTGTAAGGCTGCCTGTGAGATTGCTTTGGCTATCACTGAGAAGCCTTTGGATTATTTGTGTGAGGCGTTCGCTTGGGGTTGGATGCCTCACGACTTGATGGCTATATCCTGTTTCCATTTGGGTTTAACAGATGAGGCTTTTTATCATGGTGCTACAGCAGCATCTTTAGACCCTTCTAATGAGCGACTTAAAGGTAATCTCACGCACTACCGCCAATAGGCTATGATGGTGTCACCACTAACAAGGAGTGACATATGCCCAAGGTAGGAAAAAAAGAGTTCCCATACACCCCTAAGGGAATGGCGATGGCTAAGGCTGAAGCGAAGAAGTCTGGCAAGAAGATGGAATCAAAGCAGGCTAAGGGTTCTGTCCGTAAGAAGAAGATGAAATAGAACGGTCTGATGTCTACCGTTGCTCAACTATTAAATCGAACTCAACGCCAGATTCTTTCTGGCACGGTTGAGGAACGAAACAAACTGGCTGCGTCTTTAACGGCGACGGCTACTTCTGTGTCGTTCCAGTATGAGTTAAACGGTATCCGTGCAGGTTCAATCATTCAGGTTGATTCTGAACTTATGTACTGTTGGGAAGTCAACATCGGTTCCAAGACAGCCACAGTAGAACGAGCGTTTAACGGTACAGTAGCGGTAGCACACCTCACCAACGCATACATCATCGTCAACCCACGCTTCCCACGACACCAAATCCTCGAAGCAATCAACGACGAACTATCAGACCTGTCATCCCCAATGAACGGACTGTTCCGTGTCAAATCAGTAGACATCAACTACAACGGCTCAGACCGTATGATTAACTTCCCAGTCTTCGACGACGTTATAGACCTCGTTGAAACCCGTATCCGATACCTCTCATCTGACTACATCAAAATCCCCAAGGTTGCTTTAACCCGCAACCTACCCACATCAGACTTCGGTTCAGGTATGGCTCTCACATTGAACCAAACAGTTCGTTCAGGCATCATCCGTGTCACCTACAAAACAGGTTTCGGAAGACTACAAAACGAAAGTGACGACATCCAAACAATGACGGGCTATCCGCAATACGCAGAAGACATCCTTGTTATTGGTGCACAAATCCGTTTGGTATCACCACGAGAAATCAAACGCAACTTCACAGAATCACAAGGCGAACCTCGTCGTTCCGATGAGGTCGGACCAGGAGCAGTCGGTTCGTCCATCACAAACCTGTTGCGTATGCGTCGTGACCGCATCACAGCAGAAGCAGCGAAACTTAACAGGCAATACCCAGTAATGCTTTCTAAGGTATAACGGTGTCCTTACCAGTATCGTTTCCTTTTGTTGACACACCGTCGTTCTACAGTGGTTCAGCAACATCGGCGTTAGTGCCTGAAGTTTTCCCTGTCGCCATTAACGGACGCCCATACATGGTGGATGTCAAGTCACAGCAGTTCACCCGCCAGTTTGACCCTCGTGTGCGTGACTCGCAAGACACATCCACAGCCCCAGGCGAATCAGCAATTAACCCTCAGGGTTTGTGGCGTCGTGGTGAAGTGTCATGGCATCTTGGTGCAGGGCAAAGATATGCTGACACTGCTGAAGGACAGGACTATAGGTTCTGGCAATCTAAAGGTGTGGACCCTTGGACTAAGGGACGTTTAACTTTGTTGAATCGCACTTTGTTGTCTAAGAGTTCTTCTGCAACAGCAAGCCATATGGTTGTGCAGGATGGTAATGTTTATGCTTCTCTAAACGGGGATGTGTTTTATTCGGCAAATCCGTATTCCACATCAGCAACATGGACAGCCTGCACTGGCGAACCAGGTGGTTCCTGTCAGGCTATGGCTACCGATGGTAACGACATCTATCTTGCTTTCCCTTCTGACGGTGTACGCAGGATTG